CTCCAAATGGAGGCCCTTTTTTATCTGGTATATATTAGATGCCCACAATCCCATACTTTTGTATATCCAGCTTCATTCATAATAGTAGACTCTGTTTTACTAATATCATACTGAGGTAAGGATACTAGTTTATGTTTTTGGAACTTCATTCTATTTTCAATTATAATATTTTCATGCATATGGAGATCCTTGTTTGTATACATTATATAGGTAAAGTCAATACTTGTATACAAATCATCTACATTTTCATAGATAAATATATATAACATAACATTTAGATGATACATCATGCAACCTCTCACTTGTCCAATTCCAAATAATGTAAATCCCTTGCAGTCAAACGGATTCTTATTTGGTATACAAAAGCTTCCAGAAATTTCTTTCTTTTGTCAGGAAGCGTCTATACCCTCATTGTCACTACCAGCAGCAGAAATTGGTACACCATTGTCAACCATACGGATGCCAGGTGATAAACCTCAATTTGATGAGTTGAGCATTACATTCCTCATTGATGAACAAATGATAAACTATATTGCTATACATAACTGGTTAATCGGTATGGGGTTTCCTGAAGACTGGACACAATACGAAAACTTTATTGCCAGTAGAACCGACTTCCCTTCAACTACTCCTTCTACTGCTGCTGCTTCTGATGGTATTTTACAGATACTAAATAGTTCTAACAACGTTATAAGAACAGTGAGGTTTGTTGATTTATTTCCAACCTCACTAGCATCTGTACAACTGAGTTCAACTACAACTGATACTACCTACCTTGCTGGTACAGCCTCATTTGCATATACATATTATAAATTTGAATAGTAACAAAGGAATACATTATGAAACTTGATGACATTATTAACATGTGGGAAACAGATAGCGAGATAGATGATAACCACTTAGGCGAATCATCCACACGAACTGCTAAGCTGCACTCAAAGTACCTCAAAATCTTAATCGATGCTAAGTTAAGAAAAACTAAACTTCAGATTGATTACAGTTCTCTTCGCAAAAACAAAATTCGTTACTATCGTGGTGAGCTCTCTCAACAAGAGCTCGCTGAGTTCGGTTGGGAACAATGGCAGTACAACAAGCCATTAAAAGCAGAGATGGATGAATTTCTAAAGGGAGACGATGATTTGTCAAAAGTAAGTATTCGTCTTGATTACATAGATACCATGGTATATGCAGTTGAATCAATTATGGGTCAGATTAAACAAAGAGACTTTCAATTGTCAAACGGTATCAAGTGGAAGCAATTCTTATCGGGGATGTAATGACAGTACTTAAAGTTGAGAAGTTAAATGAAGTTCACTTAAGAGTCTATTCTGATGATATGGGAATAGAGTCTGAACTTTGTGACTTTTTTACTTATGAATATCCAGGTGCTAAATTTACACCAAAGTTTAAAGCTAGACTTTGGGATGGAAAAATTAGGCTTTATGATCCAATCCGTAAATCCCTTTACGTCGGACTCCTGGATTATGTATATAAGTTTGCTGATGCTAGAGGATACAAAGTTTTATATGATTCGGATGTGGTGATTGAATCTGTGTCCGAAAAGGATGTAAGCGTATTTGCTTCGTCCTTGAATTTGCACGGTAGAGGAGAACCTATTGAGATTAGAGATTATCAAATAGAGGCTGTACACACAGCTTTTAAGAATAATAGGGTAGTGTTGTTAAGTCCGACCGGTTCAGGTAAATCTCTGATTATATACACTATCTCCAGATGGCATGTGAATAGAGATCGGAAGATCATGATTGTTGTTCCTACAACCTCTCTTGTAGAGCAGATGTATACTGACTTTGAAGACTATTCAAGCGCAAATGGTTGGGTAGTTGAAGACTACTGTCAGAAACTGTATTCAGGGTTTCCGAAAGTGTTTGAAAAAGATATCTTGTTCACCACATGGCAGTCTGCCTACACAATGCCTAAAGCATGGTTCCAACAATTTGATGTTGTAATAGGAGACGAGGCTCATCAATTTAAAGCTAATTCTTTAACTACAATTATGGAACGGATGCCTAATGTGGCTTATAGGATTGGTACAACAGGGTCTCTTGATGACAAGAAAGTAAATAAACTGGTATTACAGGGTATATTTGGTACCATACATAAAGTTACAACAACTAAGAAGTTGCAGGATGAGGGTAAGTTAGCTGATCTCAAAATTACGGCTATCTTGCTAAAGCATCCTGAAGAAGTGAGGAAAGCATGTAATAAAATAGAATACCAACCTGAAATAGATTTTATAGTCAAGAGCGAATCCAGAAATAGATTTATTAGGAACCTCACTTTGGGATGTACCGGCAACACTCTTCTTTTGTTTCAGTTTGTAGAAAAGCATGGTGCTGTATTGTATGACATGATCAAGGAAAGAGCAGGAGATAGACCTATATACTTCATACATGGTGGTATTGATGTGAATGAAAGAGAGCAAATACGTAAGACGTTATCCTATCAGACAAATGCTATTGTAGTTGCCTCTTTTGGTACAACATCGACAGGTATTAATATTCCTTCGATTGAAAATATAATATTTGCCAGCCCCTCAAAGTCCATCATCAGAAACCTCCAATCTATAGGCAGAGGATTGAGACTAAATAAAGGTAAGACACATTGCAACTTGTATGACCTTACCGACGACCTTCATTGGAAGTCATGGAAGAATCATACATTACAGCATGGAGCTGAGAGGTATAAGTTGTATTCTTCAGAGCAATTCTCAATTAAATTAGTGGACGTTAACTTATGAATGATGTTGTAGTGGTAATTCGAACAAAATCAGATAATGATATATTAGCAATAATAAGGGCAGACCTTGAAGATACTGTTAAAGTAGAGTGCCCTTATTATGTACGTGTAAGTCAATCTTCTTCTAATGTAATAATGATGCCTTATTGTCCTTTATCTGATGAGAGGTTCTTTGAGATTAAGAAGGATCACATTGAATTTCTAGTTACAGCTAATCCAGAGATTACCAATAAGTTCTTAAAGATGGTAGAATCATATGATCTACTAGAAGAAGCTAAGTCAATGGCTTCAGAGAAGGACCTTAAGGAAGTAGAAGATACATTTGTAAGCTCTTATGTATCGGATACTAAGCATTAAATACATCTTTAACCCTGACATAGTGATTATAGGGGTGCTCAACATATACTTGCAACTTTATTTTTATTTGATGAATTAGTATGTTTGCCTGATAATTATATTATATCAGAAAATTGAGGAATATCATGGCGAAAGCAAAAAGCAATCATTACGTAAACAATGCCGACTTCTTGGCTGCTATCAAAGAGTATAAGCAGTTCATCTTAGATGCAGAAGAGTCGGGTGATCCAAAACCACAACTCAGTAGATATCTTGGCGAATGTATCCTCAAGATAGCCACCCATCTATCATATAAGCCAAACTTTATCAATTACACTTTCAGAGAAGAAATGATATCTGATGGCATTGAAAACTGCTTGATGTATTTTAATAACTTCAATCCTGAAAAATATAGTAACCCATTTGCTTACTTTACTCAGATCATATACTATGCTTTCATTCGTCGCATCCAAAAAGAAAAGAAACAGACCCTCATCAAAGGTAAGATTGTAATGGAAATGCCTTTTGAAGCGTTTGAGGTGCAGGACCATGACGATGGCACATACGCAAATACATATGTTGAGTTTATGCAAAACAATGGCGTGTTTGATAACGTCTTGATTTATGATGAAAAAAGAAAAGCGAAGTCAAAAGCAAAGCGTGGTCAAGCTAACTTGGACACCATCTTAGATTCAGATGAGGTGGTTCAATGAAGTTTTGTCTCCTTGGTGATACTCATGTAGGAGTTAGAAATGATCTAAACCTCTTTCATGATCACTTTGAATTATTCTTTAATGATATGATCAAGCACCTTGTTCAAGAGGATGTAACTGATGTATTCCAAATGGGTGATTTGTTTGACCGCCGTAAGTACATTAACTTCTTCAGCTTGAGCAGAGTAAAGGAATACTTCTTTGACAAGTTACAACAAGAAAATATTCATTTACACACATTAGTAGGCAATCATGATATATTCTTTAGAGAGAGTTTAGAAGTAAACTCACCCTCCCTTGTGTTAGGTGAGTATTCAAACATCACTGTGTATCAGAAACCAACGACAATTCAATATAATGGATCCTCAATTGATTTGATCCCTTGGATATGTAAAGATAACGAGGGAGATATCCTAAAGTTTATTGCCAACAGCAAATCTGATATCTGCTTGGGTCACTTCGAAATATCATCGTTCCCCATGTACAGGGGTGCTGAAGCTCATGATGGTCTGCCTATTAAAATGTTTGACAAGTACGAGAGGGTATTCTCTGGTCACTATCATACTAAGTCGCAGAAAGAAAACATTATGTATGTTGGTACGCCTTACGAGATGACCTGGCAAGACCATAACGATCCTAAAGGTTATCATCTATTTGATACAAAGACTCGTGAAATTGAATTCTTTCAAAACACCAATGATGTATTTGTTAGAATTGATTATGATGACACCAAGGATCTCTTTGATGTTGATAATGAAGTGCTGCAAAATAAATTTGTAAAGGTTGTGGTAACCAACAAGATAGACTTATATAAATTTGACCATTTTATGAATAAACTTTATAGTAAAGGTTGTTATGAAGTGAAGATTGTAGAGGACATGTCTGAGTTTCAGGAAGGTGCAGTAGATGATAATATTGACCTAGAAGATACGGTTGATGTGCTATCAAACTATATTGACTCGATTGACACTGACGCGGACAAAGAAAAAATTAAATCGTTCATGAAGACCTTGTATATTGAGGCGATAAATGCGGAGGTAATATGACGGATAAGGTTCATATCATTGCTGGTAATCATATCCAGTTTCAACAATTCCGTACTGATTTATGCAGATCAATGATTACTGAAGGTATACCATTCAATTACAGCGATATCAAATACCTAGGTAGACCAGAATCATTAAGAGGATTAACGGATATATGGGGTTACAGAGTAGGCACCTGGCATAAAAGAAATGATATTGAAGAATTAAAACTAATGTTGATTTATCAGCAAAGTAGTATCGATAATTTTATAGAGGTGATGTGATGGGAATGTATCGATGGTAATATTTAAGAAAGTGACATATCGTAATTTTTTAAGTACAGGAAACGTATCTAACACAATCGAGTTAAACAAGCACTCCTCAACTTTAATCACAGGTAAGAACGGAGAGGGTAAGTCAACCATTTTATGTGCGTTGACTTTTGCGTTGTTTGGTAAACCGTTTCGTAATGTCAATAAAGGCCAACTTGTCAATTCAATTAACGGTAAAAACTGTATAGTTGAATTGGAGTTTTCAACCAATGGTCGCGAGTATGTTATAAAGCGTGGCATCAAACCTAACGTGTTTGAGATCTGGTGTGATGGCGAAATGATTAATCAGGACGCGGCTCTTAAGGATTATCAGAAAGTACTTGAACAACAAATCATTAAACTAAACTACAAAACATTTACTCAAGTTGTGATCTTGGGATCAGCTACCTTTGTACCTTTCATGCAACTCTCGGCAATACAACGTCGTGAGGTTATTGAGGATATTTTAGATATCCGAGTATTTTCTTTAATGAACTCTATCTTAAAAGATAAAACTGCATCTGTAAAAGATCAGATACAAAAATTAGAATCTGATATTGCGAGCCATAGAAATCGAGTGATATCACAAAAGAAGCTGATTGAAGTACTAGAAACGAATAGGCAGTCTATCATAGACAGTATTCAATCTAAAATTAATACTAACAATGTTCAGATTACAAGCATACAAGAAAAGGTAAACACTTCCACTAAAGACATGGAAGCAATAAGAAGTAAAGCTAACACAGACGACGTTAACCAAGCTCTAGTGGCAGCAAATAAAATGAAGATGAAGATAGGCAATACATTGGATTCATGCAATCACACAGTAGAATTCTTTAGTGATAATCCTACGTGCCCAACATGCTCGCAAGACATTGCTGAGGAACATAAAGGAGGCGTCCTAGCTGACATTAACAAAAAGATTGCTGATAATCAAGCTAAGCTACTACAGGTTGAAGAGGCTCTTACTAAACTCGATAATCAGTACGATAAAGCTAGTAAGTATGCGAATCATCTCAGAGATTACTCTATTGATATATCGACGTACACAAATCAAATTAATATGCTCACCTCACAGAACCAAGAGATGGTTCAAGAAATGAACAACACCACACTCGACACTTCTAGCCTCAAGGAAGAGAAAGCTAACATGAGAGAGTTGGCAGAAGAAGCAATTGAGATGGTCGGTACAAAGAGCGAACTACTCAACACACGTCAGCTACATGACGTGGCATCAGCTTTGTTGAGAGACACTGGTATCAAGACCGCAATTATACGTGAGTATCTGCCTGCCATGAATAAACTCATCAACAAGTACTTGTCGGCAATGGACTTTTACGTTAAGTTTGATCTTGATGAGTCTTTTCAAGAAGTGATCAAGTCAAGAGGCAGAGATGCGTTTACCTACGATTCATTCTCAGAAGGCGAGAAGCGTCGTTTGGATCTTGCTATTTTATTCACCTGGCGGCAGATTGCTAAGATGAAGAACTCAGTGAACACAAACCTAATGATACTGGATGAGATCTTGGACGGTGCGTTAGATGGAGCAGGTATCGATTACTTCTTATCAATCATGAATCAATTTGGTGATCAAACTAACGTGTTTGTGATCAGCCACAAGGTCGATCAGATGATAGACCGATTCGATAACGTAGTTCGACTTGAAAAGAAAAATGAATTCTCCTTAATCACCACTAGTTGACTTTAAAACCAATCCCAGTTATGCTGGGATTTCTCTTTTTGATTTATATATTATGACACGTATAAATGTTATCCCTGTCGAAGAACTAACTGACCAGCATCTTATGGCTGAGTACAGAGAGTTACCCATGGTTCCGGGTATTGCTCGACGGTCCAAGCTAGATGGTTACAAAGCAACAGACAAATACACCCTCAACAAAGGACATGTGTCGTTTTTCTACAATAAGAAAAGTTATCTACATGATAGGTGGCTCAACCTCATTGAAGAGCTCTATAAACGAAACTTTGACATCAACCCATCTGCTCGTGTAGTACACTGGAGCGCTTTAGACAAGTTTCCCCAGACCGATTGGCACCCAGACGAGCACGCAGTGGCAGTGAACAAACAACGCATTGACGAGCGCATAAACCAAAAGCCTCAGTGGTATCGATACTACGGAAAACCGCTAAGTTCTGACATGTTGCCCTAAATTAATTAATTTAGTATACTGGACTCATAGTTAACCAAAGGAGTCCATGATGACTGCATTTACTAAAGAAAACTTCTACATCAACGGTGAGTACGTTGACTACAACCATAGCCAGATGAGCAAGTTTGTTGGCCGGTTCAAATACGCTGCAAAAACCAGTAAGTCTTCCTTCATCACCTTCCTGATCAAAAACTTCACCGTAGAAGAGTACTTTAGCCGTATGGAAGATGGAGAATCTCCTCTTGCAATCCTGCAATCAAAGGGATATTTATTGTCCCACGTAAAAAAGCTTTTAAAAACAGCAGGTTATCCTGCCACGGTAGCAGGATTAGAAAAATATATTTTAAATATGGGTTCAAACCGTTGACCTTAATTGCCCATTTTGGTATACTGGGATATCAGTTAAATAAATGGAGTTAAAAATGATTACAGAAAACATTCAAAAGAACGATGTCATCCGCTCTTATGATTTCAAGCCAATGTATGGTCGTTCTGATTGTTTTGTTGAGGGTCGTGTGCTTGAGATTACCAACGAGCCTGGATATGATGCTATCAAAATTCATGTGCTTGTTGATGAGTGTGGTGGCAAGCGTTCACAAGAACGTGGTCGTGGTAGTCGTGTTGGTGAGATAGTCATGGTTCCACGTGAAGTGATGATTATGGAATACCCAGGTCGTGTAATTAACCTAACTCTTATTTAATAAGGAATATATTATGACTAACTCAGAACTGGCGAAAGCCATCCGTTTTAGATTATATGCTGACCGAGACACTATCGAAGATGCATACAAATATGTAGTAGATGTAGCTAATAGCTCTGAGAACCCAACGGCAGTTCTTACAGCTGTCCATATGATGATGAACACCATTGCAAACTATATCGATCAAGTAGATGAACTTGAAACCGTAACAAATGGTTGACATTAAATGTCAGTAACGGTATACTGATCTAACTGAAAACAAATTGAGAAGGAATTATATTATGTCACACGAAATTTACACAAACGAACAAACTGGTCTAGCTGAAATTGCTTATGTCGGTGATAAGCCTTGGCATGGTCTTGGCCAAGAGTTACAGAAAGGCGCATCAATCGAACAATGGGTTACGGCAGCTCAGATGGATTGGAGCGTTGAAGGTACTCCTGTAGAATTCAAGACTCCTGATGGCCGTAAGAATTTTAATGGTCAGCAAGTTTTGTATCGTTCAGATAGCAACAAGCCGTTAAGTGTTGTGAGCGAAGACTTCAGAGTTGTGCAGCCTAAAGAGGTACTTGAGTTCTTCCGCGATCTAGTTGAGATCTACGACATGAAGTTGAGTGTAGCTGGTGTACTCTTCAATGGTAAGCGTTTCTGGGCTACCGCAGAGACGGGTCGTGTTGGTGAGATCCTTCCAGGGGATGAGGTTCGAGGTCAATTGGTCTTGATGACTGGAGTGGATGGTACATTGGCTACTTCTGCTAAGTTTGTTTCAACTCGTGTTGTGTGCAACAACACTCTGCAGATTGCTGTTGGTGAGGAAGGTGGTCGTCAGGCTCGCCGTACACACCGTCAGACTTTTGATGCTCGTGAAGTTAAGTTAGACTTGGGTTTATTGGACAATGCTTGGGCTAATTACATTGAGTCGATGCAGAAGCTGACTAATGTAAAGATGAGCGATGATGCAGCATTCAATTTCTTCAAGGAGCTTGCTGGAAAGCAGAGAGAGCAAGAGCAAGATGCAGAAGTATCTCGTGCAACAACTCGTGCAGTAGATGACTTGATGCACCGTCTTCGTCATGGTCTTGGTGCAGACTCGGGTCGTGGCACTGCTTGGAATGTCCTCAACGCTGTAACTGAGAAGTACACTCACGGCACTGCTCGTCGTGATTCTAATCGTCAATTTGTCAACAGCCTGTATGGTGCCGACTCATCGATGAAGAACAAAGCAGTAGATATGTTGCTTGCGATAGCATAAGAGTTAGGGATCCAAAGTTGATTTGGATCCCTTTCTTCATATATAATTCTTCAATACATTATATTAAAGGATGATCAATGTCAAAGATTAAAGTAGCTGAGTTATTCTATTCTATCCAGGGTGAGGGTAGATATATGGGCGTTCCCTCAGTGTTCCTTCGTACGTTTGGATGTAACTTCAAGTGCGCGGGGTTTGGTATGCCACGTGGTGAGCTTAGCACAGAAGCCGATGAAGTAGCACATACTCATAAAAAGATTGAAACCTTTTTAAAGTATGAAGATTTGCCGTTAGTAAGTACAGGGTGTGATAGTTATGCATCATGGCATCCTGACTTTAAAGATCTAAGCCCTATGTTGACAAGCGATGCCATTGCTGATCGTATAGCTGAAATCTTACCCTTTAAAGTATGGGGTGATGAGCATCTAGTAATTACAGGTGGTGAACCTTTGTTAGGATGGCAACGTGCTTACCCTGACTTATTAAGTCATCTTAAAATGTATGGTCTTAAAGAAATTACATTCGAAACAAATGGTACGCAAAAGTTAACTGAGGACTTTAGACGTTACTTAGGAGAGTGGACAGCCGAATGGTGGGATAGAGAAATAACATTTTCAGTGAGTGCAAAATTGCCATGTTCTGGTGAAGCGTGGGTTGATGCTATCAGACCAGATGTTGTATGCGAATATGAACAGGTCGGTACTACATACTTGAAGTTTGTTATCGCCACGGAACAGGATTTTGCAGATGCAGTGATTGCCACACAGGAATATCGTGAGGCTGGATTTAAAGGTCATGTGTATTTAATGCCTGTAGGTGGCGTAGAAAGCGTTTACGTATTAAACAGTCGTAACGTAGCAGATATGGCAATGAAACATGGTCTACGGTATAGTGATCGACTTCAAATTCCCTTATTTTCCAACGCATGGGGTACATAATGACACTCACGCTAGCCGAATAATGATTAAGGAAATGTGATGGAAGATAAACTATATTACACTTGGGAATATATACACCGACTGTCCCTTGATGTAGCTGATGCTATAATAAAAGACCATACCGACTTTAGCTACATTGCTGCTGTATCAAGAGGTGGACTAATTCCGGGTGTGTTGTTAAGCCACTACATGGATCTACCTCTTGTACCCATTGAATGGTCTACTCGGGATCATCAACAACAAACTCACTACCTCCCAATAAACGAGGATATTGCTGCTGGTAAAAAAATCCTTCTTGTTGATGACATCAACGACACTGGAAGAACCTTTGTTGAGCTTTTACAGGATTGGGAATATAATCCAGAGGGTGGTAATGTGATTACAGCTTCTGTTTTTCAACGTAGTACCACACAACAACCATCAAATTACTATGCAAAGCTCCTCAACACTAATGATTGGGTAGTTTTTCCTTGGGAGAAGAAATGATACAACCTATAGCATATAAATACACTTCAACAAAAGAATACATTGATGCCTTTCCTGTTGCCTATAGACAATGGAAAGCTGACAGCCATTGCAACCTGATTCATGGATATTCTTTTAGTATGAAGTTCTACTTCGGCACTAATGACCTGGATGTCCGTAACTGGGCAGCTGACTATGGTGGTCTCAAAGAATTAAAAAACATCCTTCAAGATCAGTTTGATCATACGTTACTTGTAGCTGAAGATGACCCTGAGTTAGAAACATATAAGTTGTTAGAATCAAAGAAGATGGCTAAACTAACTGTGATTCCTAAGCTAGGGTGTGAGAGTTTGGCTGATATGCTCTATCGATTTGTCAATGGAGTGTATATTCCCGACTATTGGGGTCCAGGTGAGGCCAGTCGTCTTTGGTGTTATCGTGTAGAAGTACGTGAGACCCAGAGTAACATGGCTTGGCGAGAAGGACATCGCGAATGGGCAGAGAACTTGTTGGATTAAGGAAAAATAATGTTTAAATGGGTAGCCGATGGTATATATGATGATCAATCAGTACTTACCAGATATGAGATGAACGCAGGTAAGCCTCGAACTGTAATTAGTAAGATGTGGATAGATGCAGGAGGACCTGAGGATATTGATCCTAAGTTTAAACTTCCTTGGGGCACGTATCCAGATATGCCTCAAAAACTAAAGAAGCTCTAAATAGTAAAGCAACAAAGTTATCCGATGGTTGCACCGTTAGGTTTTTCATCGGCAAGAGCTGACAGCCCTTCTTTCCTTTTGCTGTCGTTAAATTAACTCGAAGGAGAATTGCATGTCTAAAAATCACCCTCAACTTGGTGAAGAAGTAAACGCCCATCTGACGTCTCTTGGAATCAATACACCAACGACCGACAAGGTCCTTGCTGATCGTAATGAAAAGATTCAAAAGATTGCAGCTCTAACAGCTGAAATGCTTGAAGTACTTGGCCTGGATATTGCCGATGACTCATTAGAAGAAACACCACTGCGTGTTGCTAAGATGTACGTTGATGAGATCTTCTCTGGTCTTCGTACTGACACATTTCCTAAATGTACAACTGTGGAAAATAAGTTTTGCCAGGGTGACGAGTTTGTTCTCGAAAAGAACATTACTTTATACTCTGATTGTGAGCATCACTTACGTCCAATTATTGGTAAAGCTCACATTGCTTATATTCCCGGTAAACGTGTGTTAGGGTTATCAAAGCTCAATCGTATTACACAGTATTTCGCTCAACGGCCTCAAGTACAAGAACGATTGAACCAACAAATTGCACATGCAATTGCTTTTATTACAGAGTCACAGCATGTGATGGTTGTGATTGAAGCAGCTCATACTTGTGTTTCACAGCGTGGCATTAAAGATACAAATAGTTCTACAGTGACTGCAACGTGTCTAGGTATGTTTGGTGTAACTAACTCTGCTCTTCGTAAAGAAGTAATGAGCAACATCAACCGATAATTAAAGGACTATTATATTATGAGTGATCGATTGACTAAGGAATGGACTCCAACAGCAGCAGGCGCCTTTGGTGCAACTGGCGTAAAGGGAGATGAAGGTGAACAGTTCATGTGTAAGGTGTTCGAGACTTGGGGGTGGGAGTGTACTGCCCACCCCTCATCCTTTGGCCACCAGGTAGGTGGTGTTGACATCACCTTTCGCAACCCCTCCTGGTATAACTCCTATACAGCCGACATTAAAAACAACCTCAATATATACGGTGCGTTTTATGTCGAGACTTACGACGAGGGTTGGTTGTTTAATCCCAAAAAAGTGTGTGATCGAATCTGGCACTGTAACCCACAGACAGGCTGGATGGCCTGGTATGACCGTAACGAGATGAAACGTTTCATTGTATCTAAGGGATTGAGGAACACAGGACTTTATAAGATCGGAGCTCGTGATAGAGTTGACTTCGTTACACGTAGACGGTATAATGTAACGAAGTCGGATCAATAATTTGATAATGTTTTATTTGAAGAGATAATTATGACACTAACAACAAAGCTTAATCGCATTTGGGTGACCTTTGAAAAAGAAGGCATCCACAAGTATCCAGCAGCTCTAACTGACCCAGCACTAGCCACAGGCGACGAGTATGATGTAAGTTTCCTTGGATATCCACACCGACACATCTTTCACTTCCTTGTTGTCATTGACGTCTTTCACAACGACCGAGACATTGAGTTCATTCAGTTTAAACGTTGGTTAGAAAACCTTTTTGATAAGGGGACTCTCGATCTCGATTACAAGTCTTGCGAGATGATTGCTGACGATGTCGCAAACGAAATTCACAAACGCTATCCTGACCGCTCTATGATTGTATCAGTTGCTGAAGATAATGAGAACGGAGCAATCAAACATTATGAGGTTGAATGATGATTAATTTTTGCCATATTGTACCAACAAAATACCTTCCAATCGTACAACAATACGATGTGCATCTATTACTTGCACACCTAATTGAGGAAGATGAGACGTATCGTAACTTCTACATCAATTTGAAGAAGAAGAAGCCTCAAGTTGTATATCATTTAGACAATTCTGCGTTTGAAATGTTCAAACGGGGTCATCCTATGTATAATTCTGAAAAACTAATTCAGATGGGTGAGCTAGTTGGTGCAACCTCAATCGTCATGTCCGACTATCCAAAAGAGCATTGGTCAAAAACAGTAGAGTCAGCTGAAAGGCTCATGTCTAACCTCAAGTCTCGGAAGTTCAAAACATTCTTCTGTCCACAGTCAGAGTTGGGTGATCTTGAAGGTCTAATGAGGTCCTTTCAGTGGGCTCTTCAAACTCCATCAATCGATTATATTGGGATTTCAATCCTCTCCTGTCCTATCGCCCTTGGTGTGAATGAAACGAAGTATGATGATGGGTCACGTGACGAAGCCTTCCGTATGCAGCGATACCTTTCTCGATACGCAATATTTAAAGAGTTGAATTCTCGTGGGTTATTGAGTACACGCGCTTACAAGAGATTTCATTGCTTAGGTATGACTGAAGGTCCTAATGAGATAGAACTTCTATCACCTTTTCACAAGCACATCTATTCATGGGACAGCTCATCAGCCGTGTGGCATGGTATTAATAACATCCAGTACGATGGTAGTCCAACAGGTCTTACCAAGGGCAAGCTTGATCTGGAAGTAGACTTTAATCACGTCCCAACAATTACAATTGATACAATGTCAAAAATTACGTATAATATGTCTGTGATTGACGAAATGTGTAGAGGTGAGTGATGAGTTTAGTTATTGGATTGTGTGGTGCCAAAGGATCTGGTAAGGACCAATTCTTCAAGGCTGCAAAAGAGGCCTTTCCTCTTCACAATATCAGAAAGATTGCTTATGCTGACCCAATCAAAGAGGAGGTGTCAAAGATCTTCGAGTTAACGGACGAACAATCTTATGACGCTTTCAAACGAACATCTGTGAACTTCAATATCTTTTTTACTCATAGTGTACCTGGTCGGCAAGTAGTTCGAGAGATTGGTATGCTAATGCGTCGATATGACGAGCAACAGTTTGTAAGATATGTCGAAGATCAAATTGCATCAGACCCATCTGCAATCTGGTGTATAACTGACCTCCGATTTCAGAACGAGCTTGAGTCAATTAATCGTATGGGAGGAGTTGTGGTTAAGATTAAAAGATCTGGTGTCAACTTTGATGGTCATGTGACAGAGACAGAGTTTGAGGATGATGTGTGTGATTTTATTGTACACAACCACAATCTAACTCTAAGAGAATACAACAAATGTGTTGTAGAAGAAATGCACAATATATTGGAAGTGATGTGATACAAAGGAGAATACTATGAAACATATTATGGGAAAAGGTTCGACATCATCCCTCAGTAACGTACAAGAGGGTGACATTCAACCTAATGCTACAGATCTTCGGTTGGATAGAGTATTTAAAATCAATACACAGTTGTTTACGTTATGTAACGATCTTAAAGACCATCGTGGTAGTGTTGAGATCCAGCCTGATACCGAGTCTTACTTTAACCTTACAGAAGGACACTACGAGGTTGTGATGGAGAATACCATCAGCGTTGGAGAGGGTGAAGCAGGGTGGGTAATTACTCGTTCAACTCTAAATCGTAACGGGTTGTTCTTGACATCAGGTCTTTATGATTCTGGATATTCAGGACCGATGATGGCAGTATTACACGTTAACTGTGGTGCTGCTAGGATTAAAAAAGGAACTCGTGTTGGTCAGTATATAAGTTTCGACGCAGAGATGCTTCATGCTTACGACGGATCGTATGGGTTCGATCGATCTGGTCAACCTAAACCTGAGCATCAGAAGTTGTATGGTATCGGTAAATCACATGATCAAAAGTATGGAGCTTAATAATGAATCTATCTAAACAAACAATCGCTTTATTTAAAAACTTTGCAGGCATCAATAGTAACCTATCGATCAAAGCTGGTAACAAACTCACAACTGTATCTGCAGGTAAGAACATCGTGGCACAAGCTGATATTACTGAGATGTTCCCTGTTGACTTTGGTATTTACGATCTCAATGAATTCTTGGGTGCGATGTCATTGTTTGACAACCCTAACCTGGAGTTTGATTCAAAGTGTGTAACAATTAAAGAAGGAAAGAACAGTGTTAAATACTATGGTGCTAATCAATCTATACTTACTCCTGTTCCCAATATTAAGCAGTTCCCCGAACCTGATATTGAGTTTGACTTATCTAGTTCAATGTTGGTGCAGATTCTACGGGTATCCTCGATTCTCCACGTACCCGACTTCTCTTTAGTTGGTAACGGTTCAACTATTACAGTTGCCGTTACTGATAAATCTAACCCAACAGGTAACACATTTGAGTCTGAACTTGGGTTGTCTGATAAAGAGTTTAAAGTCAACTTCAAAGTAGAAAACCTCAAGATGATCAATAGTGATTACCGAGTTTCGATTGGTGGAAAGAAGATCAGTAGGTTTCAATCAACATCTCAGCAATTAACTTACTATGCTGCAATTGAAGTTGACTCCACGTTTAGTTTCTGATATAATAGTTCTTTGTGATGGAGTTATATTATGAGTGATCAATTCTTATGGGTAGAACGGTATCGCCCTCAAACTATCAATGAGTGTATCCTACAGGAAGGTATAAAACAAACGTTTAAGGATTACATCTCGTCAGGTGAACTGCCTAACTTTCTTTTTTACGGTACAGCTGGAGTAGGCAAGACTACTGTTGCTCGAGCTTTATGCAACGAGATTGGTGCCGACTGTATGTTCATCAACGGTTCAGATGAGTCTGGTATTGATGTATTACGAAGTAAGATTAGAGGGTTTGCTTCATCGGTTTCATTGACGGATGCTAAAAAAGTAGTGATACTTGATGAAGCAGACTACTTAAATCCTCAGTCAACACAACCAGCGCTTCGAGGTTTTATTGAGGAGTTTGCTGACAATTGCAGATTCATCCTAACTTGCAACTTCAAGAACAGAATTATTGAGCCTCTACACTCAAGGTGTTCGGTGATTGACTTTAGGGTGTCTGGTAAGGATAAAATTGAGCTGGCTGGTCAATTCTTCAAGCGAGTTATGTCAATCCTCAACCAAGAGGGGATTGACTTTGACAAGAAGGTTGTTGCAGAACTTGTACAAAAGCATTTCCCTGACTTTCGTCGAGTGATTAATGAAATGCAACGATATTCAGTATCTGGTAAAATTGACTCGGGTATTCTTGTAAATGTTAGTTCTGACTCTTTCAAACAGCTATATACTCTTATGAAGGATAAAAACTTCAGTGAGGTACGCAAATGGGCTTCCGCCAACAGCGATGGTGACACAGTTCGGATATTCAGAGAACTATACGATCACTCAAACATATTCCTGGAGCCAACAAGCGTACCTCAACTTGTTCTACTACTAGCAGATTATCAATTCAAAGCTTCATTTGTTGCAGACCATGAGTTGAATTTAATGGCGTGTCTGACTGAGATTATGGGTGGATGTAAATTCTTATGATTGAATATATTGTAACAGGAATAGTATCATTTTACCTTGGATGGCTAACAGGAGGGATTATTGCCAAAATAATAGTTAGGCAACATCAAGATACGTTATTTGGTGCCTTGGAAAAAGAGTTAGATAAGGTAGTCCATGTTGGGGTTAAAAAAGACGATAATATGTTCTACGTATACAGAAAGGATAATCAAGAGTTTTTAGCTCAAGGTAAAACTCCCAGCGAAGTGAAGAATGTCCTTGAAAAGAATTATCCTGGAAAGACCTTTATATTATCTGAACACGAACTAAAAGAGGTGGATTTCAATGAATCCCTTTGATTTCGTGAACGCTATTACTTACAACAAGCAAGACTTGTTTAGCGATAGTCAAGCCAATAAAGATTACGTTCCTTTTATTGTAAACAGGGCCTTATCATACTTCCCAGATACTGTACTGTATGCTAATGAAATGAATAGGAGTAATACCATTCCAAAAGAATGGCAATTCAACTTCCTAAGATCATCTATACCCAAGCGCAAGCGTTTTAGTAAGTGGGCTAAGAAAAATCAAGATCCAGAAGCCTTATCTGTAGTTTGTGAGTATTATAAATACTCTTCGGAAAAGGCAATGGAAGCACTTTCCATCCTCTCTATTGAACAAATAGATTATATAAAACAACAAATGGATAAAGGTGGAAAATCATGACGATAGACGTGATCTATTACGATTGGACTCCGGACTCGATGTTAGAGATTACTCTACCAACCCCGGACAACTTTCTAAAGGTCAAAGAAACATTAACTCGTATTGGTGTTGCCTCTAAGAAAGATAAGAGGTTATATCAATCCGCACATATCCTGCACAAGCAAGGACGCTATTTTATCGTCCACTTTAAAGAGCTGTTCATTCTTGATAACAAAGACAGCAATATTTCAGTGGGTGATATAGAACGCAGAAACGCAATTGCGATTCTGTTAGAGGATTGGGGGTTGTTAAAGATTGTTTCAAAACCAACCACCAATACTCAATCAGTACTCTCTCAGATTAAGATTGTATCCTATAAAGAGAAGAGTGGGTGGGAGTTAATCCCAAAATACAACATTGGACAAAGAAGGAAGGTGGATTAAACATGGAAGATACTAAACTCAATCTAGAACTATCTGTTGCTGAAGTTAATGCAATCCTACGCTCACTTGGCAAGCATCCGTTTGATGAGATCGCTGCTTTGATTGCTAAGATCAAAGGTCAGGGAGAAACTCAGCTTGCAGAACTGCAAGGTGAAGAGGATCCTCAACAAGAAGTAGAATCAGCTAAATAAAAATGTCCCTACCTTGGGAACGTTGTCGTCACGTTAAATGGCGTCTGCGAAATTTCACTGCTTGGCATACTGAGCGCCGGATAAAGTAACCGGCAGTGCATTGCCTAATGGAATGCACAATTAACCAACCTCGCTTAATAGGAGTATTAATATGTTTATTAGTAAACAAGGCACTTGGCCAGAGCTTAAAGATTTTGATAAGTTCTTTGTGGGATTTGAGGATCACATAAAAAGAATTCAGCAAGCTCATGATGGGATTGCAAAAAACATTCCCAACTACCCACCATATAACATCAAAAAGATTGCAGAAAATAAGTATGCAATCGAGATTGCAGTTGCTGGGTTTGCAAAGTCAGATATTGAACTCGAACTAGATGGAGATAAACTTCACATCCGTGGCAAGTCTTCAGAAGATGAAACACATGTGACTGAGAACTACCTTTACAAAGGCATTGCTGCTCGTCCGTTTACGCGCACATTCATGCTGAATGATAATGTAGAAGTGAAGGCTGCAGCTTTTTGGAACGGGATGCTTAAAGTAGTATTAGAGCATATTATTCCAGAGCACAACAAGCCACGAAAGATTGATATTTCAGATGAACCTTCAACGGTGTCTGAGTTTGCTCAACACAATCAAAATCCTGTTCAACCTCAATTATTGACGGAACACAACTAACAGGAGAGGGCCCTTTCTTGGGCCCTCATTATAATGGTCTTAGTGGGATTTCAAACAACACGTTTTGGTAAATGGAAAGTACAGCTATCGTTCAATCAGGATGAACAACTATTTTTAGTTGTTGCTCTCAACACAATAAACGATAATGTCATTGTTAGGTCCTTCCATGGTGAGATGGACGTAATTAAATTTGTTTCTTTTTTAGGTGAAAAATATGAGTAAACTAATGTTATATAAGTTGGTGTCGGGTGAAGAGTTAGTTGGTGAAGTAGTCCAAACATCGGAGCACTCTGTCGAAGTCAAAAATGCTGTGACCCTTGTGTATCAACAGATGGCCGAAGGTAAGATGTCGGTTGGATTTGCTCCGTTTATGCCTTATGCTGAAGGTAAGATTGAGATAAAAAATTCTGCGATTGCTGCTGGATCCTCACCAACAGAGCAGATTGCCAACGAGCACATGCGCGTCTTCTCAGGGATTGTAATTGCTTCTGCGGGCTCTAAATTCGCGTGATTTCGGCCTGTTGTCCTATATTCATTTAATTGGTATAATGGGGCATCAGTTAAGAAATCAAGGAGCTTACTATGACCGAATTCACTTTTGACGAGAATGCAATTTCAGATCTGCACAAGGACGCTTATGGCTTCCGACCCGGCCAGTACTTTTGGGCTGACTGGGCAGAGGCTAGCGATCATGGTAAGCAGGAAATTTGGGACGAGTTGATCGTAGTTCTGCACCGCGCGGTAGCAGAAGAGGAAGAGAGCGAGCGCAGTGCAATTAGTGATTTTGAGCGTGACATTAGTCACAACATGGCTCATGGTGCTAAGGATCGTGCAACTGCTATCTTCTGGATGCTGGACGGTTCACTTGAGGATTGGGATTTGGGTTATGGGAGTGAGTATGCTTGCTTCACCTTTGGGCTACCTTTTAGCATGCAAACAGAGTTAAACCCAATCATTGACCAACTACGCATCCAGCGTTGCGTTTAAGGACAACTACATTATGAGCATCAATCAAATATTTGTAGAGCTAGCTGCTAACAGCTCACGCAACTTCAAGATTCAACAGTTAAATAATCACAAAGATAATGAGCTGCTTAAGCACGTTTGCTTCCTTGCGCTTGATACTTTCACCCAATTCTATATTCGCAAAATCCCCTCTTACACACCTGCAACAATTGACAAAGCTACCAGCTTAGACATGGCAGTGGATTGTCTCCACACCATATACCTCCGTCGAGTTACTGGAAATGCTGCCGTTAAATATCTAACGAATATGTTGTCTTCGCTGACTGAAGATGATGCTAAGGTTATCGAGCGTATCATTCAAAAAGACTTGAAGTGCGGTGTCAGTGAATCTACAGTCAATAAGGTATGGCCAGGTCTGGTACATGAATACCCTTGCATGCTTGCTTCCGCGTTCGATCAAAAACTAATCGATAAAGTTAATTTTCCAGCTTATGTTCAACTAAAAGCAGACGGCATGAGATTCAATGCTGTTGTACGTGAAGGAACTGTTGAGTTTCGTTCACGTAACGGTAAAGACATTCAGATTGCTGATCCAACATTTGCTGAACCTTTTATTCTTATGGCTAATGGAGAGGATGTCGTATTTGATGGTGAGCTGCTTATTTGTGGCCAGCCCGGTGAATTTCTTGATCGTAAAACTGGTAATGGTATACTCAACAAGGCCGTTAAAGGGACACAGTCAAAAGCTGAGGGGGAGACAGTATATGCTACGTTATGGGATCTAATTCCTTTAGTGGATTTCGAAGCTGGAGTGTGCAAAACTCCATACTCGATTCGCCTTCAGAAGTTAAACGTGTTGATCGAGGGAGCTAATGACCGAGTCAGTAACGTGTGGACCAAGGAAGTGGACACACTAGAAGAAGCTCAATCTCATTTTGAGCGACTTTTGTCTTTAGGACAAGAAGGCATCATCCTGAAAACTAAAGACATGATTTGGGAGAATAAGCGTTCAAAGCACCAGATCAAATTTAAGGGTGAGCTTGAATGCGATCTCAAGGTCGTTGATTGGGTAGAAGGAACAGGAAAAAATAATGGACGTATGGGTGCTCTCGTTCTTGAGTCTGCTTGTGGTACTGTCAGGGTCGGTCTGGGTACGGGCTTCTCTGATGCTGATCGTGATTCCATTACTCGCGAATGCATCGGACGTATTGTGGCTGTTAAATACAATGCGCGAATTAGCGACAAGAGGAGAGGAGTTGATTCTCTCTTTCTTCCAGTATTTTTAGAGTGGAGGCTTGACAAGACTATTGCTGATACATCTGACTTGATTAAATAAGAAGTTGGGTGTATGATGACAGATCGATTATAGGATGAAGAATGTATACAAATGTATATCAAAGAGGTAACTCTCTCTACGTGAGGGGTGTTGAAGATGGGCGGAGGTTCAACCAAAAAGTTGACTTCCGTCCAACTCTATGGGTCAAGGGAAAGTTAAAAGAGGCAGCAGACCAATGGCAGACATTAGATGACCAAGTGGTATACGCTGTTAAACCAGGATCGATGTACGATTGCAAGGACTTTGTTGAAAGGTATAAAGATGTCCACGGGTTTGAAGTTTACGAGTCTCCAGGTAACATCTATCAGTACATTGCTGACACATACCCACAAGAGATCCTTTCTATTCCTTTGGGGATGTCTATATTCACTATCGACATCGAGACAGAAACTGAACATGGATTCCCAGATCCCAAGGTTGCAGGAGAGCGAATACTGTTGATCACCGTGAAGGATACTAAAGAGAAAAGTATCATAACTTGGGGAGCTCGAGAGTTTAGTGGTAAGATGGAGAACCTTGAATATCGATACTTCTCAACTGAGCAAGCTCTTCTGAAGGATTTCATCGTTTGGTGGCAACAGAATTGTCCTGATGCTGTTACGGGATGGAATAGTTCCTTGTTTGACTTGACATATTTGTACAATAGACTCTGTAAAGTATTGAGTAGCACCCTTGCCAATAAATTAAGTCCTTGGGGACAGGTTAACCAACGAGAGGTTGATCTTGGAGGACGTACTGCTCAAAAGACCTACATTGCTGGTGTAGCATCACTAGACTATCTTGACTTATACAAGAAGTTCACATACTCCGCTCAAGAGTCTTACAAGTTAGACTACATTGCTTGGGTGGAGCTTGGTGAGCGTAAGCTAGAGAATCCTGGTAACACTTTCAAAGAGTTCTATACAAATCACTGGGACACTTTTTGCTATTATAACATTCGAGATGTGGAGCTTGTTGATAGGTTAGATGCTAAGATGAAGCTTTTAGATCTTGCTTTAACAATGGCGTACGCAGCAAAGGTAAACTATGAAGATGTGTTCAGTCCCGTCAAGACTTGGGACATCATCATTTACAATTACCTCAACGAGAAGAAGATTGTTGTTCCACCAAGGAAGGGTGGACAGAAAGATGGTCACTTTAAGGGAGCGTATGTAAAGGATCCACTTATCGGCAAACACGACTGGTGCTGCTCTTTTGACTTAAATTCGCTATATCCTCACTTGATTATGCAATACAACATGAGTCCCGAGACCATCATTGAAACACGTCTGGATACTTCTATTGACAAGTTGTTGAATAAGGAAGTTGACCTTTCTGGTGTGTATGATCAAGACGTTGCAATGGCCGCTAATGGGTGGTGCTTCAGAAAAGATAAGAAAGGGCTGCTTCCAACTCAAATGCAGTTGTATTATGACAAGCGTGTGATCTACAAGAAAGAAATGTTGAAAGCCAGGCAGGAGTATGCCAACACTAAAGATCCTAAGTGGGAGGGAGAAATTAGTCGGCTAAACAATCTACAGATGGCTATGAAGATTTTACTCAACAGTGCTTATGGCGCTATGGGTAACGCATACTTCAGATATTTTGATATGCGCATCGCTGAGAGTATTACAATATCAGGACAGCTATCGATTCGGTGGATTGCCAATAAGTTGAATGAATACTTCAATCAACTTCTTAAAACAGATAATGTAGACCGAATCGTGTTGATCGATACAGACTCTGTTGTGTTGTCTCTCAACGATCTTGTGCAAAAGGTTTACGGTGTAGACGGTAAGGTTAGTGTTCCAACAGATAAAGTTATTCAGTTTATGGATAAGGTTGCTGAAGACAAGATTCAACCCTTTATAGATGAGTCATATCAAGAGCTTGCTAACTACATGAATGCGTATGATCAGAAGATGCAGATGAAGCGAGAGAACCTTGTCGACACGATGATTAGCGTATCCAAGAAGCGGTATGTGATGTCTGTATACAATTCGGAAGGTGTTCAGTATACCGAGCCTCAGTTGAAGGTGATGGGTCTTCAGATGGTCAAATCGTCTACCCCTTCAGTGATTAGAGATAAGCTAAGGGGATCTCTCACTGCAATCTTATATGGCACAGAGGCCGATGTAAAGAATTATGTTGCCGATTATAAGTCTGAATTTAGAGCTCTTACACCTGAACAAATTGCTTTTCCAAGGGGCATCTCGGACGTAAAGAAGTATCATAGCGATTCATCCATTTACAAAAAGTCTACTCCCATTCATGTTAGAGGAGCCTTACTATACAATCACTATATAAAAGCAAAGAACCTAACAAAACAATATCCGCTCATCCAAGAGGGTGATAAGATAAAGTTTGTCTATTTGAAGGTTCCTAATCCAATATACGAAGATTGTATATCGTTTGTTGATAAGCTACCTCCTGAATTAGAATTGTATGAATACATCAACTATGATAAGATGTTTGAGAAGACATTTGAAGATGCTGTTCAGAACATCCTAAATGCATTAGGTTGGTCAACTACCCAACGATCAACATTAGAGGACTTTTTCGAATAATGGATACGCAAGTAACAGAGTCTAAGCCTGGCCGTCACATTCGTGTGATGGAGTCTGGGATTGATGTGTCGGGAGTGTCACATCAACTAGAACAGTATCCAGATGATTGGGGAAGTCAACAAAATATACTTAACACTGGTGACGTGACTAAAGATTTAAACTTCCCTAAAATTGAAGCAACAGCTCTTCAGCTTGTACTGGGAGCTATTAGTGAACCTGGTCAGTATGTGGGCGATAGTGAAATCTGTGTACCCACTCCGGCCTTTCACAACCACACTGAAGTATTTCGAATTCTAGGTAATTACTTTAGAGATGTTAGTAGGTGTGCCTTTATCAGACTCAACGTTGGAGATAATGTTGGAGCTCATATTGATAAAGGAACCTATTATTTAACGAGAGATAGGTATCACTTATCGATTCAGGGCAAATACAAATACTTCGTTGATGATGAATACGTGATAGTTGAACCAGGCATGTTGTTCTGGTTCAACAATAAGAAGTTACATGGAACAGAAAATCTAGGTAACGTGCCTAGAATAACATTCGTGTTTGATGTAAAAAATCCTGAGTACACTGTTGAGGAGATGGGATGAAATTTAATTACGTCATGGTTGAAAACAAAGCCAATGGCATGGAGGCAATAAAGTTGCTGGATGAACCGTTTGCAGGTATAGTATTCTCTTATGGTCAGATAAATGTAGATACTGAAGAGGATGATCATAAAATTAACATCAACTTTGAGTATGAATTACTAGATAAAGGATCCAAGGACTTTGGTAACATAGAACCTTTTGAGCAGTATATTGGAAAGTTGTTAGAGCATATTATCCATTCTGGAATTGAACAAGAATCAAACACAATGCATTGAGGTATACAATGAGCTTATTAGATAAAATTAAGAAGAACTCCACAATCAAAGATTCAGCTATACTTGCTGCATCGAAGTTCTTTACCAAAAAGGACATGATCCCAACATCAGTCCCAGCTATCAATGTTGCACTATCAGGTAAGTTAGATGGTGGTCTTACACCTGGACTTACAATGTGGGCTGGTCCTTCGAAGCACTTCAAGACAATGTTTAGCTTAATTATGGCTAAGAGTTATCTTGAGAAGTACCCTGAGTCAGTTCTCCTATTTTATGATTCAGAATTTGGAACTCCCCTCGATTACTTCAAAGCTCTGAGTATCGATATGGATAGAGTTGTTCACACACCTATCACAGATGTGGAGCAATTAAAGTTTGATATCATGCAACAGCTAAATGGTATTGAACGTGGTGATCGTGTTATGATTCTAATTGACTCTATTGGAAACTTGGCGTCAAAGAAAGAAGTTGATGATGCAATGGATGGTAAGTCTGTTGCAGATATGAGTAGAGCAAAGCAGATTAAGTCACTCTTTCGAATGGTGACCCCTCATCTAACTCTCAAAGATATTCCAATGGTCGTGGTAAACCACACGTACAAAGAGATCGGTTTGTATCCAAAGGATATTATTGGTGGCGGTACGGGATCATATTACTCAGCCGACAACATCTTCATTCTCGGCCGTCAACAAGAAAAGGATGGGGCAGAACTTGCTGGTTACAACTTCATCATTAACGTAGAGAAGAGTAGATATGTACGAGAGAAATCAAAGATACCTATCACAGTGCGTTTCGATGGGGGTGTTTCTCGCTGGTCAGGCTTACTTGACATGGCTTTAATATCAGGTCATGTTGTT